AAAATTATAATATATAAAAAAATTATTTTATATTTAAAAAAAATATAATTAAAAAAAAAATATAATATAAAAAAAAAATATAATATTACAATATAATATAATTAATTAAATATAGGAATAAATATATATATAGCGTATATAGTAAATATATAGCAATGTCAGAAGATTCAATAGTATCAACATTTGTAATTGATTCAATTAAATTTAATCTTAATGGAAATGAAGAAAATAATAAAAATGGATTAATAACAATTCTTGACCATGGATTATTTGAGCCCGACGGGACCCCATCACCAAATGGATTATATGATTTAAGAATGGGGTCTATTGAACATAATAATATATGTCCAGTATGTCAAAATGGAAAAAAATTATGCCCTGGTCATAGAGGTAAATATATATTAAAGTATCCAGTTATGCAACCATTAGGTATTTCTCAAATTAGAAAATTATTAAAAATATTTTGTTTTGAATGTGGTAGTTTAATGGTTAATATTGAAAAATTATTAGAATTGCCACTCCATAAAAGATTAGAAGCTGCTGTTGCAACAACAACAGAAGGAAAATCATGTTTAGTTTGTAAAACAATTCATCCAAAAATTGTAAGAGCAAATGATGATAATTTTACTATTTATGCCGAATATATATCTGAAAATATTGGAAATAAAAAAACAAAACTAAAAACTGGTGATAAATTATATCCAGCGGTAATTGGAAATATATTTAGTAAAATTTCAGATGAATCAATTAAATTATTAAATATGGCGACAAAGCCAACTGATTTAATTTTTAAGACACTTGTAATAACACCAAATTGTATTAGACCAAGTAGTAAAAATTTTTTAAATAATAATAGTAATTATCATGATATAACAACAATTTATCAACATATTATTAAAAGAAATAATGAACAAATACCAGACCAATTACCAGAGGCATTATTAAAATATATTCCAAATTCAACAATTCCAATAGATATAGATATTAAATTACAAAATGAACAGCAATTTATATATGATTTAATATTAGGTTCATCTGCCGCAGCACAAAGCGGTAATACCGGAAAAAGAAATATTTCAATGGGGCCAAAACCCCTGGCTAGTATAATGAGAGGATTAAATGGTAAAGATGGAACCGCCAGAGGTCATTTATTAGGAAAAAGAGTTACCAATATATGTAGAAGCACAATTATTGGACACACTGGATTTAGAATTGATGAAGTTGGAATTCCATTAGAATTTGCAAAAATTCAACAAGTTCGAGAAACGGTTCAAGATTATAATAGAGAATTTCTTATGAATATATTTTTAAATGGTAAAAATCAATACCCAGGTTGCACTCATATTATAAAACAATCAACTGGAGAAATGCATGATGTTGGCGGATTAAAAGATTATTATTTAGAAAATAATGATATTATTTATAGAAATATTATAGATGGCGATTATGCAAAAGCAAATAGACAGCCAACATTAGAATCTTCTGGTATTGGATGTCATAGAGTTAAAGTTATTAAAGATGAATCTGTACACACTATTGGATTTAATGTTATTTCTTGTAGTTGGTATAATGCCGATTTTGACGGAGACCAAATGAATTGCTGGATTCCTCATGAGCCTGCATCAATTATAGAAGCAAAAATATTATCTCATGTATCAAATGCATTTATAAGTACTAAATCAGGAGACCCAGTATCTGGCCAAGTACAAGATTCAAAAATTGGATGCTATGAATTGACACGTCATTTTGTTAAAATGAATAAATTACATGCAATGCGATTATTTACTAATGTTGGTCTAAATGTTCCAAATTTTAATAAATATAGTAATGACCATATATTTACTGGATTAGATATTGTTACTCTTTTATTAGAGGCAAATAATATTATTATAAATTATTCAGGAACTCCAAAAACATATAATAGTTCATATATTAAATATATACCATTTGTCAAAGATGAAAAATATACAATTATAAAAGATGGTAAAATGATTACTGGTGTATTAGATTCAAATGCAATAGGCGAAAAAACTAGAGGTGGTTTATTTCATATGATTAGTAGAGAATATGGGCCTAAAAAAGCATTAGAGATGATTTTCTATTTTCAACAGGTGTCAATTTATTTTTTATATAATAGTGGGATTACAATATCAACCTCTGATTTATATATAAATTCGGCAGCATTAAATGAAATTCATACTTTATGCGATGGGGTTAGATTAGAATCTGAATTAATTTCAGAAAAATTAATAAATGGTGATATAATTCCGCCTATTGATTCAAGTATTTATGATTTTTATGAAGATATGCAATTAAATGCACTTAGATTAAATGATGATGAAATATTAAAAACAATATTAACAAATATTTGCCCAGATACAAATGGATTATTTAAAATGATTTCGGTTGGTTCAAAGGGCAAAATTCAAAATATGATTCATATTATGGCAGCAATTGGGCAGGTTTCAATTAATGGTGAAAGAATGAAAGAATCCGAAACTCATGGACAAACTCTTCCATATTTTTCCAGATTTTCATTTGATAATCGAGCCGGTGGATTTATTAATAATAATTATATGACTGGATTAACCGTTTCAGAATTTACATTTGGTGCTAAGAATGGCAGATATGATATTATTAATAAAGCCCTATCAACTGCATCTACTGGATATATGACTAGAAAAGGCGTATTAACAAATCAATCAAGTATTACAAATAATCATAGGCATGTTGTTAAAGATATTAAAATTGTTCAGTTTATATATGGGGAGGATGGTATTGATAGCAGAGAGTTAGAAACTGTAAAATTTTTCACTATTGAGATGAATGATGAAGACCTTTTAAAAAATACTATACCAGAGAATTTTGACCACAATTATAAAAATGTTTTTAATAAAATTAAAGCAGATCGAGACAAACTTAGAAAAAATGCAATTCGATTACAAAATACAATGTTTGGTGCATATTTTCAAACAAGTTATTTATTACCTGTTAATGTAAATAGATTGATTAAAAATATGTTAGGTGAAGTAAATATAGCTCAATTAAATGAAAAAATAGATCGCATTGAACATCTTTGTAATAATATTGCATATGTATTTATGAATGAAATTCAGGAAGCAAATAAAAGATATATTCCAAAGCACAAGAAATATGCTGCGGAAATGGTTTGTATTTCTATAAGGGCAGAATTAAATCCAAAAGTATTATCACAATTAACAAATGAGCAAATATCATATATTATTGATTTTATTAGATATCGATATAGTATATCATTAATTGGATATGGCAAAGCAGTTGGCATATTAGCCGCACAGGCAGTCAGTGAGCCACTTACTCAATATATGTTAGATTCTCACCACAGAAGTGTAAGTGGTGGAACTAATAAATCTGGGCTGATTAGAGTTATGGAAATATATGGGGCTAAACCGGTTTCAAAAGAACAATCACCATCAATGCAATTATTAATAAAAAAAAATTATGCATCAGATATTAATTCAGCACAATTAATTGCAAATGTTATTGAATTTGTTACATTTAAAAATTTAATTTCCAAATATGATGTATTATTAGAACCAAATACAGATTTAATATATCCACCATATAAAAACGATTCTGAATGGATGCAAGAATATATTGATGCTCACCCATTAATTAAAAAATCACCAGATTTAACAAATTGGTGTTATCGCTTTATTATTGATAAGACTGCATTAATTTTAAAAGCTATTAACTTGGAATTAATTGTTAGGCAGTTAAAGATTAAATATCAGGGCATATATGTTTTACACACATCAGAAGCAGTTGGTGAAATTATAATTCGTATTTGGCCAAAAAATTCTCAATTGGGAAAAACATATGATTATGAAACTAGAGCATTAAACTTTTTAGAAAATTTATTAAATTGTCCAATTCGAGGCATTAAAGGAATATCAAGGGCAACTGCAAAAAAAATAAATAGGCATACTGTTGATGAAAATAAAAACTTAATTACAGAGCCGCGTTTTATTATTGAGACTGTTGGCACAAATTTAAATGAAGTATTTTTATATTCAGCAATTGACCCATTAAATTCAATATCATCATCTATTGGTGATACAAATGAGATGTTTGGAATTGAATCCGCAATGGCAAAAATTATAAGTGAAACTATTTCATTTATGCAAAAAGATGCACCTAATATGGCACATTTAACTTTATATGCAAATGAAATGACTAGGCCTGGCAAATTTACTAACTTGGAAAAAGGAGGGCTCAATATAAGAGAACATAATAATGTTTTATTAAGAGCGGCAATGAGTTCGCCTATTCAAGTTTTTCAGGATGCTGCTATTAATGGAGTATCATCTAAGGCAAGTGGAATTTCTGGTAATATGTTATTAGGTGCAACTCCAGCAATTGGTTCATTATATAATTCATTTATTGTAAATGAGGAATTTATTAAAGAAAATACTAAAAGTATTGATTATTATTTGGATGAGTTATAAAAAAATTAATTTAGTTTCATAATCCATCTATTTAATAGTACAGAGTAATTATCATCATATAATAAATATGGTATATTATCTTCATCTAATATTTCTTTTAATTGTTTATATTTATCATCATCAGATGATTTTCTAAATTTTTTTATAAAAAATTCACCACCTAGGCATAATCCATATTCAATTCTTGTATCAATAAATGTTTTTTGATATGATTTTTTTATATAACCAGATGCCCATAATTTTTGGTCAACAGACCCACCAACATTTTGATTTTTTTTTTCTAAAATTTTGATAGTTGATATTTTATCTAAATCACAAAATAATGGATTATGTTTATTATATATAACATATGCTTCATCTGGATGCCAAATTGTATCTATATTATAATATTCTTTCATATAATACTTAAATGCATTTTGTTTAAACATATATAAATCAAAATTGGCGCCATATAGATAAAGATAATAATATTTTTCATGTTGTATTTTTATTGCTCCTAATTTATATAAATAATATTCATTATTAGTAAGTTCTTCAAATGGTTTCCCACTTTTATTTGTATTTTTTCCACCGGCTCCAGTTCCTTTATTTTTTATCTTTTTTTTATTATATTCATTTATTTCCAATTGATTTGCCATATCTTTTATAATTGAATTAATATATTTATATAATATATAATATTGATTCAATTATAAAAGATAATTCAATTATAATTTATGTCGTTTATAAAACCAATATTAAAATGGGTGGGTGGTAAGACTCAAATATTAACAGAATTAATTAATCACATACCAAAAGAAATTAATAATTATCATGAGCCATTTATTGGTGGTGGTTCTGTTCTATTAGCAATATTAACATTACAAAAAAAAGGTGAACTAGTAATAAATAATATATATGCATATGATCTTAATAAAGAACTGATTACAATGTATAAGACAATACAATTATACCCAAATGAATTATTTGATGAATTAAATAAAATGATTGTAGAATTTAATACATTAAAAGAGCCAACTAAGAAAAAAGCAAGTATAACAGCAACACCTCGAAAAAATATTGGAAATCTGATTAATGATGAAAATAAATTAACAAATAAAGAATATTATTATTATTGGATAAGGCAAAAATATAATACTATTATTTTATCAACATCTGAGGCTGATGACCTTTTATTAAGTGCACTATTTATATTTTTAAATAAAACTTGTTTTCGTGGAGTATATAGAACAAGCACTAATGGTTTTAATGTCCCTTATGGTAATTATATTAATCCAGAAATTATTAATAGAGAACATTTATTAGAAGTATCAGAATTAATACAAAATGTTCATTTTATACATTCTAATTTTGAAGAATCATTCCTAAATATTAAAGAGCGTGATTTTGTATATATAGACCCTCCATATGTTCCAGAAAGAAATACCTCATTTGTTGGATATAATAAAAGTGGTTTTTCTCTTGAACAACATAAAAAATTATTTATATTATGTGGTGGGGCGGTTTCTTTAGAAGAGTTGAAAGAACCAATATTAGAAGAGTTGAAAGAACCAATATTGGAAGAGTTGGAAGAACCAAGATTAGAAGAGTTGAAAGAACCAATATTAGAAGAGTTGAAAGAACCAAGATTAGAAGAGTTGAAAGAACCAAGATTAGAAGAGTTGAAAGAACCAAGATTAGAAGAGCCAAATATTAAAATATTAATTAGCAATTCTGATACTGAATTAGTAAAAAGTTATTTTAAGCATGCCCAATTTACAATTATACCAATATTATGCAAGAGATCAATTAATAGCAAAGACCCAACAATGAAAGCAAAAGAATTAATTATTAAAAATTATTAAAAATTATTAAATATTTTTTTATAAATGTTTTTTATATAATTTTAATGTTATTTTTCTTTCTATTGAATGGTCTAATATTGGCGGTGGATAATTAATATTTTTATCAAAAAGTGCATCATTTTTGGTCAGCTTTTTATCAAAAAGTGCATCATTTTTGGTCAGCTTTTTATTAAAAAGTGTATCCCACTTATGAATTAGTTTTGGCTCAACATCACGTAATTCTGCAACATATTTTTTTATATATAAACATTTTGGGTCATAAGTCTTTTGTTGAATCCATGGATTAAAAAAACGAAAATATGGCTGTGCGTCAGTGCCGCTACTTGCACACCATTGTGCCCCACTATTATTCATCATTGCATCATAATCAATTAATTTAGTTGCAAAGTATTGCTCCCCATATCGCCAATCAATATGCATAAATTTAATTAAAAAGCTCATTGTAATCATTCTACATCGATTATGCATAAATCCAGTTGTATTTAGTTGGCGCATTGCAGCATCTACTATAGGAAATCCAGTGATTCCCTCACACCATGCAACAAACCATTTTTTATTAAATGGTGGCAATTTAATTTTATCAAATTTTTTTTTAAAACTTGCATTGCAAATTTCATTATTTTTTCCCGCGCAAACAATATCAGTTGAAGACTTTGCTTTTTGATGTAATTGTCCTCTTAATACATTTGGAAAATAATATACTACATTTGTATAAAAATCCCTCCAATATAATTCTGATATAATTCCACTTTTTTTACCTAATATTTTTATAATTGCCCAATATTCTTCTCTAATGCTTATTGTCATATAATGATTATGTGCAGATAAAAATGTTGTATTATATGTAAGCATATCTCTCTCTTTTTGATAATTAGAAAAATTTTTTAAATTTTTTAATATATGTAATCCATTTTTACGACCACCATGTATATTTATATCTTTATTATCTTCATAAAAGCGACTAATCTCGCGCTCTGATATTAAATGTTTATTTTCTTTTATTTTTGCAAATTTAAATTGATTAAAGCGATCAACTGGAGCAACTTTTAAATTGCTCATACAAAATCTTTTAAATGGCGTAAATACTAAATATGGCGTGTTATTGGCTTTTTTAGTTTCACCTTCTAATATTGGATGTAAAAGATAATCTTCTTTTTCAAAAAATGTTATTTTATTTTTAGTGCAAAATTTTTGAATAAGTTCTGAACGCTGGCGCGCATATGGCGTATAATCAAAATTCATTCCTATAGATGCAATTTTATTATGTTTAGCAATTGATTCAATTACATCTATAGAATTGTCTCCTTTAAAAAAGTATAATTTGCCACCTCGGTCTGATATATCTGTAGCAAGTTCTTTAAGAGATTCAATCATAAATTGCACACTATTATTTGAATAATATTTATTCTTATTTTTATCTATTTGTTCAGAGGTAAATATAAATATTGGGGTAATTGCACCCATTTGTTTGGTTTGATGAATTAATGTAGTATTATCATAAAGACGAAGTCCTCTATTAAATATAAATATATTCATCTTTTGTATATTTATAATTTTACAAAAAAAAAATTAATAATTATGTTAAATACTGGCAGCCAATTTTTTTTTTAAAATAGAATTATATAATGCTTCTCGCCTCTCTTTATTAAGCCGCGCCTCTTCTTTTTTAATTTCTTGTTTTGCCTCTTCTTCAATTTCTTTAAATGAATCATCCTCTGCAATTAATAAATTAATTATGTCTTCTTCATATTTTTCAATTTCACTCGCTTTAAGTGATGGATTAAGAGATTTATATAACATAATTATATATTCACCTTGTAATTTTAAAAAATCAATTTTTGAGGCAATTTCTGTATTGATAAATTTTCTAATATATGCTTCAAAAATTTTTACTTTAAATTGGCGCATTTGAACCATCCACCGCAAAATTAGTGGAAATGAAAGAAAAAAATCATTATATTCAATTTGCAATTGTCCTAGCAAATCAATTTCAGTCTCTGATGTTATTTTTGTTTTTAAATTATATTCAATTATTTTTTTCCAAATTGATTTTGCAATTTTTGTTAAAGTTTCAACTTTAATATCTTCAGTTGCAGACTCATCACAAAATTTAGATAAATCGGATTTTATTCCACCACCAACATTTATTCTTTCAGTAACAATATTATAATTATTCATATTTGTAATAAATTGTTTTATTATATTTTATATATTTTATATATTTAA